TGAACCTTTTTGAAGCCTGGATGCTGCGCAGAGCTCTTAGCCATACTTCACCTCACATCTCATATAATACCATTGTGCCCAAATGTTTGTATTCTTTTTGTCCCGACCCATCACCCATCTGAGATACGGCTTGATAAGTCGTAATAGAGGCTGGGTCAATGAACACATATTTATTATCCGTAACAAAATCATTTGTGTTCATTAATAGCGGATTGGATTCTACCGCCGAGTTACTCCAATTGAACAATGTGTCGTAAATTAATCCAGGATTATCCGTGAGCGGTCTATCCTGTAAGTCTTTCATCGGCTCTAATAAGAAATTGATCTGCCAGCTGCGCTTTACTGGAACCCTCAGCACAGAATTGATCACAATTGCGCGTATGCGTGGTGTCTCATCTGGCTCGGTATTGGAGCCCATTGCAATGCGCAACTTGAGGCGTTTGCCAGAGCAGCTGTTATCATTGGTAAAATTGATTTCCTGGGTGGCGTAGGCACCACCCCGCCCCGCCAGTTTCCAGTCTTTATCATTATCTACCTTGTAATAGACATAAATGTTATATTCGGTTCCTCTTGGCTTCTCCGTGTCCGTGCAATCAGAAAAAATAGTAACGCTCTTGAAGAACTTGTTGACGTCCTTTAATCCAAAGTCAAACCAGGCGGTTTCTATGTAAGGCTTTTGAGATATGTTGATGTCGTGACCGTAGTATTTATATCCAGCCTGGAATAATGGGTTCAGCGCAATTGGAATAGAGACAAGCCCAGTTCCTTCACTAATAAGCATTCTGTCGGGGTTGTCAAATCCAGGAATAGTTTGAATGGTGATATCCGTAATCATCTTGCCAATCGTACTGGCACGATAAATTTCATGCCAACCAAATTCGGTAGCGCAAAGCACAGACGATGTTCCATAGATACCAGCATTAATCGCTGCGTAGTATCTACCAGCATAAGGAATTAGTTTAGCTATCTCTCCCTGCCTGCTACTGGGTAAGGCGTCTTTCCCAGTAGGACCGACATCATCTAATCTCTGGTCATAGTATCTTTCAATCATGCCCCCTTCCATACCGAAGTAAAGATAAACGCCCTGTTGCATATTTGCCTTGCCATTATTTTCTGAGCGCAGATATTTCATTTCTGCAACTGGCAGTTTAGCATAGACATTATTTACAATCGAACCAAAACTATCCTCTTTGAAAATGTAAGGAACTTGCGGTTCGCCATACATCACCATACCAGTAATGTTTGAAGACTCATCCCCACAGACAATGTGATACGGCAAAAATTTGTGCTCTGTTACTAATTGCTGCTTGTTATCATCGTCTGGGTCGGGAGCATAATACTCATCAGTTTGATATAAGAATATCTGCTGATTGTAATCTTGGATCATGCGCTCGTAAGAATTAATTAAGCCTTCATCAGGGGCGTCCTCGGCTTGCTCATTGGCTAAATCCTGCTGAACCCTGGCTCTCTGGATGCGCAAATCGTCGCGCTCGTGCTTATTCACATCAAAGAAGAACAGATTAATTTTGCCATCCGCATATCCCCCCTCATCCCACTTTTTTACAAAGCTGTAATCAACTTTGCTGTCATCCGTTCTGGCGCGCCACAATACTGCTTCGCCTGTAACCAACACACCAGATTCTATGAGGTCAGCATAAACTGGTTGGTCAAACGCTTCCGTTGACGAAGTTTCATTGAACTGATTAGAGACGTGCTCAGCAAATTCTCTTGTCCAAGTTCCAGCATTGTTGTATTCGTGCATAATCCTAATGGGCGCTTTTGTACCCTGCGCAAATACAACGTAATCCTCTACCACTTGTATGTCTGTGACGGGAGCAGTCAACCCGTGCCCAGTTATTTCCGTCCACTTATCTGTTCCCAGAATGACATACTCGGTCATGACCGATTGTTGTAAATTCCATTGTGGTTCTACGCGTATTACGCCCTGTGCGCTATTGCGAAGAATCTTTCGCCACGGCTGAGTTTCATCCTCTCCTGGTCCGTTATAAATAAGGATGATTTTTCCAGTTAATTCATTAACTGACATCGGTATTCTTGTTAAGGTAACCCCCAAGTCAGTAGCATTGTTTCCCGCATTGCCACGATAGCCATTCATAAATAGTTTCGGCGCACCGATATCGGTTTGCTCATTAACAACCGCATACATCTGATGCTTGTATTCAAAAATCTT